CATGCCAGGCTGTTCGTGCTAAAGAAAGTTTAGTTATGAAACCAGTTTGGGATTGGGCTGAACCAAAAGATGTAGTTAAACAATATGATTGACTATATACTTAAAGCAACAAGTTATCAGATGGTTGCACCTAACGGTTTTTTCATCTGCCAAGGAAGACAGCCCTTGCTCCTTTTGCTGTCGTTAATCAACTCGAAGGAGAAACAACATGGCTAAAAATAACCCCGAGCTGGGCAAGCTCGTCAATGAATACCTGACTGAAATGGGTATCAATACTCCTGTAACCGATATGGTGAAGGAGGATCGTGAAGTTAAGTTACATAAGGTTGCAGAGCTTACAGAAGAAATGCTGAAAGTTCTTGGTCTTGATTTGACTGACGACTCACTAGAAGAAACACCAATGCGTGTTGCAAAAATGTATGTAGATGAGATCTTCTCTGGTCTTCGCTATGACACATTCCCTAAGTGTACTACTGTAGAGAATAAGTTCTGTCATGGTGATGAGTTTGTGTTAGAAAAGAACATCACTCTATATTCTGATTGTGAACACCACCTTCGTCCTATCATTGGTAAGGCACACATTGCTTACATTCCTGGTAAGAAGGTTTTAGGTCTTTCTAAACTTAATCGTATTACTCAATACTTTGCTCAACGTCCTCAGGTTCAAGAACGATTGAATCAGCAGATCGCTCATGCGATTGCTTATATCACTGGATCCGATGATGTGATGGTTGTGATTGAAGCAGCACACACTTGTGTCTCTCAGCGTGGTATCAAAGATACTCAATCATCAACAGTAACTGCCACTTGCCTTGGTCAGTTCAGTGAGCATAACTCGAAGCTTCGCAGCGAGGTAATGAATAATATTAATAGAGGATAATAATGTTTGACTTTTTTAAAGATGTAGATAAATCTCTACTCGTGAAGCTTGCTGCCCTTCAGGTAGCAGTGATCACAATCTCAAATGCACTGGTAAACATTCCAGTTGAGATCTTTGGCCAGAAACTAACATGGGCTGCTTTCACATTCCCGTTAGTTATTTTAGCAACTGACCTTACTGTAAGGTTACTTGGTAAGCATATTGCAAGAGCAACTATTGCTTTATCATATCCAATTGCAATCATTACTTCGATTGCTGTTGTACTTGCAGAAGGAGCACCTGAGAGTGTCGCAATGAGAATTGGATTTGCGTCAGCTACAGCTTATGCTGTTGGTACATTCTTAGATGTTTATGTCTTTCAGAAGATCAGAGAAAACTATGATGCATGGTGGGCAGCTCCTGCCTTATCAACCATTGCAGCAAATGTAATTGATTCGTACACATTCTTTGCTGTTGCATTTAATAACTCTGCTAATGAGTACATGGCTGCTAATTGGATGGAGATTGCTACAAGTCAAGTAGTACTTAAGATTATAGTTGGTTTGATTATCTTCTTACCAGCATACGGAGTCCTACTTAAGTATCTAAAAGATAAGATGCATGTAGAATAACACAAGCCCCCTTCGGGGGGCAACTTTATATTATGAAAAAGAAACTCTATTTAAACACATTTACGAATACAGTATTTCCAAAACCTGATGATGGCAAAGTCTTTGTTAAGTTTGGTATAACACATCACATGGACGCAGAGAATAGATTCAACGAGTCCGTTGATGATGGATACGAAAAGAATTATCAGGACTGGGATATCAAATGTGATTTCTCTTTGATATCTGATGCTCATAAGATTGAGCAGATTGAAGATTATATCCTTACAAAAGTATTTCCTAATCCAGGTCCAACAAAAGTTTGGGTCGAACAGTATCTTGGATGCCCAGATAACAATTACTACGATAGCGTTAGTGGTATAACAGAGCTTCGCTTACTAACAGAGAAACAGCGTAAGTGGGTTCTATGGCAATTGTATACAATTAAGAAAGGTGATTGGGATAATGTTAAACCTGAGTTTCAACCTATACAAAAAATATTACAATCATGAATATACAACCTAAAGATACAAGTAACGCACACTTTCAGATCAGTATGGTCAAGAGTGTTATTAGAATCGTAGCAGGGATTGCATTAGTACAAGGCAACTTAATGATGGCTGGCATACTATTCATTGGTGCAGAAATCCTTGGTATCGCAGAAGAATTATTTTAAAAAATAAACGTAGCTCACTGTTGACTTTTTTATCAATTGCTGTATAATGACAGTATATTAAATAAAAAAGGAGAACGGTTATGGATTTATTAGATTTAGTTGGTAAGACTTTTATGATGCCTGCTTTCAAACCAGAAGAGGGTGGTTTTGTTTTAGTTGAGAAGACTGTTAAGAGCTGGTGTGATGGTTCAGACTTTGCAAGTGACATCTTCACTATCGAAGAAGAAGGTGTTGAGAAAGAAGTTAGTGCTTTCGGTTTTGTTGAGAATCTAATCAATGCTTGTGAGAAATATGGAGAAGATGTAGTTATATGTTAACAGCTAAAAGATTTATTAAAGTGAGAACCCAGTTTGAAGGGTTCCACTTTTATCCAGGTGCCGGTAAGATTGATCCTCGTATCAAGTTCCTTGAAGCGGAACACCGTCATATGTTTCATGTGTCAGTTAAGATTTCTGTCACTCATGATGATCGTGAGTTAGAGTTCTTCTTAGTTAAATGGGCACTAGAAGATTTTATTAGCTTCAGTAATAATGCTCACATGTCGTGTGAGATGATCGCAGAGAAGATCATTGAGGAACACCTCATTCCTTCTTATGGTGCTGATCGTTATTATGAAGTTGTAGTATCAGAAGATGGTGAATCTGATGGTATTGTTGAGTACAATGGCGGGTCTTAATCTTATAAATAGATCTGTTATTAAAGGAGAAACAAATGAAAACATTTGATGCAATTAGATCTGGTGATACTAAAGTTAATGAAGCACAAATGCATTACAATGCTGCTCGTAAGTGGGTCTTTGATCGTTTAGAAAAGACTGATCATACACATGATCGTATGAAGAAAGACTTCCATAAGCAGTTTGGTAAGCACAACGCTAAACACTTTGATAGAGCCGTTTCTGAATATATGGACTAATTAGTTAGTCACAATTGGAGTTTATATTATGAGTACTATTGATTTTTGTCATATCAGTCCCACTGCCTACCTTGCGCCGTTCACAAGAACGAACGGAGCTCATCTTGTGTTAGCTCACCTAGTTGAGTCAGATAAGGCTTATCGTGAGTTCTATGCTAACCTCGATGATGGCAAGTTTAAGATTATGGACAACTCTGCTTTCGAGATGTATAAGCAGGGTCGTGATATGTATCCTACCGACAAGCTTATCGAGATGGGTAAGGCTTGTAAAGCTGACATGATTGTTATGTCAGACTATCCTAATCAACCATCTAATGTTACTATCGAAGCAGCAGAAGAAACTGCATACGATATTAGGCAAGCTGGCTTTCAAACATTCTTTGTACCACAATCACAGATTGGCAATCTTGATGATTATCTAACTGGTATGGAATGGGCACTTGCTAGTGACGATGTAGATCGTATTGGTCTATCAATCTTAGGTTGTCCTAATGCCTACGGTGTTGAGAAGGACAATAAACTTCAAAGATATATGTCTCGCTATGCTATCCTAAATGAGATGGCTCGTCGTGATATGCTAACAACAGATGTTCGCAATAAGTTTCACTGTCTTGGAATGGTAGATGGTCCTAATGAGATTGACCTTCTCCGTCCGTTCCATCAGTTTATTGCATCCTGGGATTCATCAGCAGCTATTTGGGCTGGTATCAATGGCATCTGTTTTGATAACTCTCCAACTGGTCTTATTGACGGTAAGTTTGAGGCAGAGGTTGATTTCGCATATAAAAAGGGATTAACTGTTGACCAAATCACAGCTATACTGTATAATATAGGCTACATTGATAATTTAGTAAAAGGTGATTAATGGAAATAAATTATAAACATAACGAAGGAACGATTATAGCTGGCATCAAAGCTTATGTTGATGCTACCTACAATCAGCACTATGCAGGTTCTTCTGGTCGTGATGTATGTGACGATTGGGAAGATATGGGTATTGCTAAAGAAGCTTATATGGCTAATATTATTAAATATGCTAAACGCTTTGGTAAGAAAGAAGGTGAGAATCCTAAAGATGTAATGAAGATCATTCACTATTGTATCTTCTT